CTACTGGGAAAGCAATTGCAGCTTGAATTTCAAAGATAACCATAGGGTCATCAATGATAAAAGCAATAATATCAGAAGCGTTAGTGCTTGCAGGATAATAGTTTGAGTAAACTTGCTTCCCTGTTGTTGGGTCAGTGTACTGACAGCCATTAAACACACCAACGATTGGCACTGTGCCACCGTCAGCATGAACTTCGATCCCACCACCAGTAACTTGAGCAACCATATCTCCTTGGAAAATAGCTGTCCCGTAGTTAGCGGCGATACGATAACGGCTTTGCCCACCAGTATAGGGTGTTCCACCTATTCTTTTGACGGGGCGCATGCCGAATGCGGCATCTTGGTTCGCCATAATCTAGTCTCCTTGACTAATTGTCCCCTCCCTTTGGTCCACCAAAGGATACGGAAGAGGAGCGTTGAGGTTTTTGCTTTGGCATGTTTGGATTGTTTTCACGCATCCAATCACGATCCACAGCTTCCATTTGGTTCTGCGTCACTTGATTGTAGTGAGCAGTTCTTTGTTCCACGATCTCTTCAGGGATTCTGGCTAAAACCAAACCTCCTACGCCAATCACGCCAGCGTTTTTTCCTTCGTCAACAACAGGTGCATCAAAATCAGGATAGTCTTCCGCTCTTACAAGCTCCCATCCTTCTCTACGCCTCTTATGTACGTTATTTTTGTCATCGTAGCCCATTACGGACTCACGGATCCAACGGTGCTTAAAACCAATTGGGGCTTCAGGTGCCTCCAAAGTTGAAGGTGGACGCCAATCTGCAACTCTCGCTGTTTTTTCACGGGTTTGCGAATCCCGGCTTGCACGATCAGTCATTTGACCTTCCTCTCTAATTTAGCAACCTCTTTAGCCATTAGCTCAAGAGGAATATTCATTTTTCTGGCAACTTCTACATGCCCCGGCAACAATTGCACCGTCTTTGTCCGCCCAGTTTTATTTGATGACCGTCCATTAGACGCAGGAGCAACAGCTTGGGCGTTTTGCCTTTGTTCCTGAAACTTGTGAGGAAATTCTTTACGCATACGGCGATCAATTTCCTGATAATATTCATCTGTATTAGGATCGAAGCCTTCTCTAGCAACAATTTGTTCATGTATAGCTTGTGCGCCACGAGTCATAATAAGATCGTTTTCCTCGCCAAACCAAGGATTCTTGCCTATCCAAGATGTTAATTTGGGGTCAAGCTCTCGTTGTTGTTGTGGTTGAGCTACTTGTTGAGGTGCCTGTTGCTGGACAGGAGCCTGTGCCTGTCTTTGCTGGCGATTTTTTTGAATACGAAGACGTTCTTTTTCAATAGCTAAACCAGAAATGACCTCCTGTGCTTGAGCCATCTTTTCCATGTCACCATTGTCATATGCCTCTTGAAGCATTCTTTTTGCAGCAGCGGCTTGACTTTCAACACGACCATCATATTCAGCAATATAGCCTTGATCTAATTGAGCTATACGTTGCTTCATTTCTTCGTTTTGTTGTTGCAAAGACTGTGCGTAACCATAAGCAGCTTCTGCTTCTTCAACAGCCTGTTTACGCTTTGCAGTTAATTGATTAATTCGCTTTTGAACATTTTCGCTATAATTTTCAAGCTCTGAAGACCCCTCTTCCTGTACAATTGTACTGGTTTTTTCTTCAGACTCATCTGCTGATGCCACAATCTCTTGTGAGGCAGGAGCTTGCGATTGCTCGTCCTCTACCTCAAAAGATAGGTTCTCTTGTTCAGTTTCATTTTCCATTAATTCGTTATTACTCATTACAAGCTCCTGTTTGCACTATACATAAGAAATATCAGCGGGGTCAAGTATCGTGGCTATAACATTATCGTCATTTATGAGTCTAACCTCTAAACCATCTACTTTAAATCTATTTCCAGCATATCTTCCCATTAATACCCATGATTTCTCATCACACCATGCTCCTGTTGGGAATTTATTGGCATCGCAATAAGCGTCCGGGCCAACTTTCACAACATAAGCAGCAACTGTTGCATGATTTTCACGCTCACGAACAGTTTCAGGAATAATAATACCTCCAGCGGTCTTCTGTTTCATGTAATAGGGAATAACAAGAAGCCTGTAACCTACAGGATTAGGCAACCTATCAATAGCAGAAGCTCCCATGCTTGATGGATCTTCTGTATTTTTTTTGTTTTCTTCTGGAGACTCAAAACCCTTTGCTATTGCTTTTGGTACTTCTGAAACTGGGGGTTTTGCTTTTTGTTTATTCGCGTACCTATCTGGTACGAATAGTTTTTTAGCCATCTTCTAGCTCTATGCCTTTCATCGCGGTTTTTATATGTTCCTCACATTGGGTCAAGCCGCGTATTTGCCCCACTATGAAC